TATGGCAGATTTATTTGGATTTGAGATAAAAAAGAAAAAGAAAGATAAGGATACTTTTGAAAAAGGGCGTTCCTTTGTAGCTCCGCTAGATCAAGCTGGTGGTGTTGTTACGGCTGGAGGTCATTTTTCACAATATCTTGATTTATCAACAGAACAATTACATAATGATAGGGTACAAATTAAGAAATATAGGGAAATTGCAACTGTCCCTGAAGTGGATCAAGCAATTACTGATATTATATCAGAATCAATTGTAACAGATATATCAGATCCTATTAGACTTAATTTAGACAAACTAGATCAATCGGATAAGATTAAGAAGATATTCCAAGAAGAATTTGATAATGTACTTGCTATGTTATCATTTAATGATTATGGGCATGATATATTTAGAAAATGGTACATAGACGGTAGACTCTATTACCATATTATTATTGATGAAGCTAATCCTAAGAAAGGTATCTTAGAATTAAGACCTATAGAATCTACTCAGATTACTAAAGTTAAAGAAATCGAAGAAGAGATTGATCCTAAAACTCAAGCTAAGGTAGTTGTAGGCGTTAATGATTATTATGTATATCATGATGAGAATACACTATCATCTGCTCAGGGATTAAAAATCTCTAAAGATGCTATTATATTCGTACCATCTGGTCTCCTTTCATATAAGAAAGATAGGGTAATAGGTCATCTAGACAAAGCTATAAAACCAGCTAATCAGTTAAGAATGATGGAAGATGCTCTGTTGATATATCGTATCGCTAGAGCACCTGAACGTAGAATATTCTATATTGATGTAGGTAACCTTACTAAAGGTAAAGCGGAAGAATACCTACGTGGTATTATGAACAACTACCGTAACAAGTTAGTATATGATGCGGAAACAGGTGAATTAAAAGATACACATAAACATCTTTCTATGATGGAAGATTTCTGGCTACCTAGAAGAGAAGGTGGTAGAGGTACNGAGATATCAACATTACCTGGAGGTCAAAATCTAGGTGAGATTGAGGATATCTTATATTTTCAGAAGAAACTATATAAAGCACTTAATGTACCTGCTAATCGTCTAGAGACAGATCAGTCATTTAATCTAGGTAGATCAACAGAAATTTCTAGAGATGAAGTTAAGTTCCAGAAGTTTCTAGATCGTATTTGTGCTAAATTCGGAAATGTATTCTTAGAAGCTTTAAGAACACAACTAATCCTTAAAGGTATTATTACCAGAGATGATTGGAATGACTTGAATAATTCAATGGCGATTGATTTTGCTGATGACATTTATTTCTCAGAACTTAAAGAAACTGAAATGATGAAAGAACGTATTAACACTCTCAGAGAAGTTGATGAGTATGTTGGTAAGTACTACTCTGTTGAATATGTACGAAGGAATATACTTAGACAAACAGATAATGATATAGAAGAAATAGATAAGCAAATAGCAGATGAAGAAGAGATATACGATGATCCTGAAGAAGAAGAAGCAAATAGAAATTCAGGTGAAGAAGTTTAGTTTTTTATAAATATATAACAAAGAGATAATATTATGGAATCTATTAAAAGTTTAATTAATAACATTAGCAACGGTAATGATTCAGGGGCTATTGATGATTTTAAGTTGTCAATGAATAATAAAATAGCTGACTCATTTAACAAGCAAATTGTTGATGTTGCATCATCTATGGCGGTTTCTGAACCAAACATTCAGGCNCCNGAGTCAGTAGNAAAGGAATAAGTATGAAACTAATAACAGAATATGTTGAGGAAAATTTATCATATTTTACAGAAGACTCTAAAGAGTCAGGTAATAGGAATACCTTTATAGAAGGTATCTTTATGCAAACAGAAGCTAAGAACCGTAATGGTCGTATGTATCCTAAAAAGATCATGGAGTCTGCTGTACACAAATATGTAGAAGAACAAGTGTCTAAAGGTAGAGCTGTAGGTGAGTTAAATCATCCAGACTCACCATCAATAAATTTAGACAAGGTTTCACATCGCATTACTTCACTCAAATTCGAGGGGAATGATGTGATTGGAAGAGCACTTGTACTAAACACTCCAATGGGTAAGATTGTAAAAGGTCTTATAGAAGGTGGTGTAAAGTTAGGTGTTTCAAGTCGTGGTATGGGAAGTATTGAGAATAAGAATTCTATGAATGTTGTGAAGGATGATTTTCATCTTGCAACAATTGACATAGTTCAGGATCCATCAGCACATAATGCATTCGTTAATGGGATTATGGAAGGTGTTGATTGGGTATGGGACAATGGTATTCTTAAAGCTCAACAGATTGAAAAATATGAGACTGAAATAAGAAAAACAAAAATGAAGGATCTTAACGAGATTCAATCAAAATTGTTTCAAGATTTCCTCTCGAAACTTTAACAAAGAGGTAAAATTAATGTCTAAAGAAATGCAAGATAGCATCGCCGACATCAATGAAGAACAACTAGATACTATGTTGGAGGACGTTGAAGTTAAAGATGAGGAAATTCTTGAGAAATATAAAGATGATGATGAAGAAGATGAAGCAGAAGTCGAAGTTGATGACGATGAGTCAGAAGTCGAAGACGACGATGAAGATGAAGCTAAAAAAGTGAAAAAAGAAGATTCGGCTGCTTATCAAAAATGTTGGAAAGATAAGTACATGAGGCGGATGAAGGAAACACAGCATCCGGTAGGGTCTACTATGGAAATTACTATTAAAGCACATGCGCAATCATCATGCGCTTCTTTAAAAGAAGGATCTGAAGGTGGTTGTGAAGTTATTTCATATGAAGAATTTAGCAAAGAGGTTGATGCACTGTTAGCAGAGCAACAATCAACAGTTGATTTTTCTGATGATTTAAATGCATTAGTTGGAGGTGAAGAATCTCTAGCTGAAGGATTTAAAGACAAAGCTGCACTAATCTTCGAAGCTGCTATTTCATCTAAACTTAAAGTAGAAGTTACTAAACTAGAAGAGTCTTATGAGTCTAAACTAGAAGAAGCTACTACTGAAGTTAAAGAATCTTTAGTTGATAAAGTAGATTCATATCTAAACTATGTTGTTGAACAATGGGTAGAAGACAACAAAGTAGCGATTGAGTCTGGTTTAAGAACTGAGATTACTGAATCATTTATATCATCTTTAAAAGATGTATTTGTTAATCACAATATCGATGTACCAGAAGATAAAGTATCTTTGGTTGATGAACTTGCTGAGCAAGTTACGAAACTAGAAGAACAACTTAATGAATCTGTTCAACATGGTATTACATTATCAGAAAGAGTTCATAATCACGAGAAAGCTGAAGCTATTGCAGAAGCCTGTATCGGAATGACTGAGCTTGATATTGATAAATTCAATTCTCTAATTGAATCAATCGATTATGATAATAAAGAGCAATTTACATCTAAAATCGAAACAATTAAAGAATCATATTTTAAGGTTAAATCAGCACCTGTAGAAGAAGAACTTCTTACCGCGGATTCTAATACCGATAATACTTTAATGAGTCCATCAATGGCAGCATATGTATCTGCTATCAATAAAAATCAATCTTTCTAACGGAGAAAATAAATATGTTTGGTTCACAAAACTTAATGGAAAAATGGAGTCCTGTACTTAATGCAGAAGGAACTCCAGAAATCACGGATCCTCATAAAAAAGCAATTACAACTGTTTTACTTGAGAATACTGAAAAAGCACTAGCTGAAGAAAGAAGCCAATCTGGTTTCTTATCAGAATCCCCTGCAAATAATACTGCAATGGGTTATTCAACTACTGATGGTGCTGCACAGGGTAATAACTGGGATCCTATTTTAATTAACTTAGTTCGTCGCGCAATGCCTAATGTCATCGCTTATGATGTCGCAGGTGTTCAACCTATGAACGGTCCTACTGGTCTTATCTTCGCTATGAAAAGCTTATATAAAGGCGAGAAAACAGCTGGTACTGGCATAAGTCGTGTAGTTACAGCGCAGGATATCTCATCTGGACTTAAATCTGGTGGTACTGTTCTTGATAATGACGATCTTGGTCTTTTTCTACCTATCGATGTAGTTCAAGCGGCTGATGTTGAAGCACTAGGTCTTAATAAACCTGATACTTCTTGGTCTGGTAGATATCCTACTACAACTGCGGAGAATTTGGGTCGTCCAGGTGGTACAGCATTCAAAGAAATGGGTTTCACCATTGACAAGACTACTGTTACTGCAGAATCTCGTGCATTGAAAGCTGAGTACACAATGGAATTAGCACAAGATTTGAAAGCTGTTCATGGATTAAATGCTGAGTCTGAATTAGCAAATATCCTTTCAGTTGAAATCTTAGCTGAGATTAACCGTGAAGTATTAGACAAAATTAATACTGATGCTGTTAAAATTTCTGATGGTACTGGAGCTGTAGTAGGTGCTGGGTTTGCAGGTTGGGATATTAGCGCAGCAGCTACATCAGGTATTGGTAACAACGATGGTCGCTGGGCTGTTGAGCGTTACAAAAACTTAGGTGTTAAAATTGAATTAGAAGCTAACGCGATTGCTGTTGCAACTCGCCGTGGTAAAGGTTCTTTTATCATCTGTTCTTCTAACGTAGCTTCTGTATTAGCAGCTTCAGGTGTTCTTGATTACGCTCCTGCGTTATCTACTAACTTGAAAGTTGATGATACTGGTTCATTATTTGCTGGTGTTTTAAATGGTTCTATCAAAGTATTCGTTGATCCATATGCAGCAGCTGATTATATAACTGTTGGTTATAAAGGCACTAACCCATATGATGCAGGTTTATTCTACTGCCCATACGTTCCTTTAACAATGGTTAAAACTATTGGTGCGGATGACTTCCAACCACGTATCGGGTTCAAAACTCGTTATGGTATGGTTAACAATCCTTATGTCGGTAGCTTGGCTGGAGAAAACACCTACTTCCGTACTATGAATGTTTTAGGTATTACATAGTAGGTCAATATTGAACTAAGGCTACCTTAGGACAAAATTGGAAAGGACCCTTAACCGGGTCCTTTTTTTATGAGTATAAATAGTGGTATAGACCGAACACTAAGGATTTCATTAAAATGGCAAAAAATATAAATTTCCTATCACCACATAATTATAAAGTGGTAATAGCAAAGATTCCTAATATTGAATACTTTACTACAGGTGTTATTATCCCTGCACTTAATCTTAATCCTGCAGAATATTCTACACCAACAAGACAGCTTAAAGTCTTCGCAGATCACCTAAATTTTGAAGATCTTACATTAAACGTGATCATTGATGAAGATATGGAAAATTATAAAGAAATATTTGACTGGATCAGTGAAATAGTGTATACTAATGATAACACATTAGATAAGACATCAGATATAACAGTAATGGTAATGAATTCTAAAAATAATGTTATAAGGAATATAAGATTTACAGACGCTTATCCAGTAAGCATAGGGGATATAGTATTTGAATCTAATACCGAACAACTAGAATATCTTACAACTGCTGTAAACTTTGTATTTACTAATATGATTTTTGAATAGGAGATAAACAATTTATAATATTGAAGATATACTTAAAGAATGGAAAATAGATGTAGAAATTGATACTATAGCACTAGACGATGTCTCAATGCAATCAGCTACACTACACGCCAAATACCTTGAAATGCTTACTAAAACAAAGCTAGAACTGAAGCATTTTGAAACTCAATTAGAACTTGCCTATAAAGACAAATGGCTTTATTATGAAGGTAAGATGGACCCTACAACAATAAAAAGATTAGGTTGGGATCCTGACCCATTCGATGGTCTAATAGCACCAGCCACTAAAGCACAAAAAGAACAATACTATAAAGCAGATAAAGATCTACAAGCCTTATCTTCTAAAATAGATCTTTCTAAGATCACCAAAGAAACACTCGATGAGATCTTAGGGCATATTAGATTTAGATCAAATAACATTAAAAATATAATTGAATGGCGTAAGTTTATGTCAGGTACATAAATGGATACAATTAAAATCTCTAAAGTTAACCATGCTATGCTTCATATTAATACTGAGGCATCTATAGCTCAAGAACTCTCAGAGCATTTCTCATGGTATGTACCTGGATATCAGTTTGTTCCCTCTTATAAGAACAAATATTGGGATGGTAAATTCAGATTGTTTAAGTTAATGTCACGTGAGATACCATCTGGTGTGTTTGCGTATGTTAAAGAATTTGCCGATACTCGTGGGTATAATATACAGCTTGAAGACTCAGCTACATACGGATCTATTAATACTAAAATAGATATAAATGCTCGACAATTAGTTCTCTTTATTAAATCCTTAAACTTAACATCTAAGGGCCTTAAGATAGAGCCACGCGAATATCAAGTTAAAGGTATTCTTCATGCTATACACAACAAGTCTTCTCTCTTATTATCCCCTACAGCTTCAGGTAAATCATTAATTATTTATTGTGTACTTCGCTGGTATTTAGATAATTATGATAGGAATGTATTACTGGTTGTACCTACTACATCTTTAGTAGAACAGATGTATACTGATTTTGAAGATTACTCTAAGTATGATAAATCCTTCTCTGTAGAAGAATATGTACATAGAATCTATTCAGGTAAAGAACGTAATACAGACAAAAGAGTAGTTGTTACTACATGGCAATCTATATACAAGTTCCAATCTAAATGGTTTGAACCATATGGTATGATTATAGGTGATGAAGCACATACATTTAAAGCTAAATCTTTAACTTCTATAATGACTAAATTAAAGGAAGCTGACTTTAGAATAGGTACAACAGGAACTGTACCTGATGAATCAGCGGAATGTCATAAACTTATATTAGAGGGTCATTTTGGACCTATATATAAAGTAATAACTACTAAAGAATTAATGGATGCTGGTACTTTAGCTAAATTATCCGTTAATGTACTGCTTCTTAAATATCCAGAAATACTTTGTAAGACATTAAAAGATACAACATATCAAGAAGAAATAGACTTTATTGTATCTAATGAAGCACGTAACTCTTTTATTAAGAACCTTGCATTAGATCAGGATGGGAATACATTAGTACTCTTTAATTTAGTTAAGAGACATGGAGAACCATTATATAAGATGATATCCGAGAAAGTATCCGGAGATAGACAGGTCTTTTTTGTATCCGGAGCAACACCTACTGATGATAGAGAACGTATAAGACAGTTAACAGAAAAGGAAAATGATGCTATTATTGTAGCATCTCTTGGTACATTCTCTACTGGTATTAACATTAAGAACTTACATAATATTATATTTGCATCACCATCTAAATCACAGATTAAAGTACTTCAGTCTATCGGTAGAGGACTCAGAAAGTCAGAAACAGGACAAGAAACTGAAGTATTTGATATAGCTGATGATCTACATTATAGGAAACGACAGAATTACACTCTATTACATTCAGGTGAACGTATTAAAATCTACTCTAGAGAGAAATTCGATTACGACATCTACGAGGTTAAGCTATGAAACCTGATATCAGACATATCCAATTAATTACAGGCCAATCTATTATAACTCATGTTCTTGAAGAATTTGAAGATTACTTTATGGTAGAAATACCCTTTTTAATTAATAAGAAAGAAGATAATTCTACTTCCTTTTCATTATACATGCATCTCTCAGAACCTAATGATACTAAACTAATCCTTTATAAACATTCAATAGTATGTGCAGCTGAGTGTAATACGTCTTATAAGTATCAGTATATGATGATGATTAATCAAGTAGAGGAAGTAGAACGAGAGTCTGAAGAACAACGTCAACTTGAATTGGAAGAAGAATCCACCGAAGAACAATACAGACCAGACCAACGGTTACATTAATGCATTAAATATACTATATCCCCACTTTCCCACATCACTAGTAATATTATAACACATTTTTAAGTAAAAGTCAAGTTGACATTTACCTAATTTTAGTGTATAATATATACTATAACAATAAAAAAGAGATATAATTATGGCAGACGATCCNAAACATTATTTAAATAATAAAGAGTTTTCTCAGGCGGTTGTTGATTATGTAAATGCTTGTAACGATGCAAAAGAGAAATTAGAGAAGGTACCTATTGTTACAGATTACATAGCGACATCCTTTATGGCTATTGCATCTAAACTATCAAATAGATCTAATTTTGCACGTTATACATATAGAGATGAAATGGTAATGGATGCAGTAGAGAATTGTCTTAGAGCTATTAATAACTACAAATATGATTATACTACACGAACAGGACTTCCTAATGCATTTTCTTACTTTACTCAAATATGTTTCTATGCTTTTATAAGACGGATACAAAAAGAAAACAAACAAGTTGATATTAAGAATGAGTTTACTCTAAAGGCAGATCATGCTAATTTTCTTCATTATTCAGAGTCAGGTCTGGCCTCTGAGTATGTATTAGTTGATGATACTATAGAACATCTTAAAGATAAAATATCAATAATTGACCGTGCTAAGAAAACAGCCACAAAGGAAATACGCCACAACTTTAAAAGGTTAAAAGGCTTAGAACAATTTTATAGAAAAGACTAGGTATATAATGAAAGTAGCTATATTGAATGATACACATGCTGGTGCTCGTAATTCTTCTGGAATATGGATAGAGTATCAGCGTCGATTTTATGAAGAAGTTTTCTTCCCTTACTGTGACAAACACAACATTTCTCAAGTACTACATCTTGGAGATTACTATGAGTCAAGAAAGAATGTAAACTTTAAAGCTCTTAATGAGAATAGGAATATGTTCCTAAAACCACTGGTTGAAAGGAGTATGTATATGAACATCATACCCGGAAATCATGATGTATATCATAAAAATACTAATGATCTTTGTGCTCTTAAAGAACTACTTGGTTATTATACTAAGAATGTAAAGATACACATGGATCCGGTTGAAATCGATTATGATGGTCTAAAGATAGGATTAATCCCTTGGATTACCTCTCAAAACCATGTGGAAGTTAAAGAGTTTATACGAAAGACATCATCTACCATTCTTGGGGCTCATTTAGAACTTCAAGGATTTGAGGTATCTAGAGGTATTATGCACCAACACCATGGTCTAATTGAATCTTCTGAACTATCAAAGTTTGATCAGGTTCTTTCAGGGCATTTNCATATAGCATCTGAGCAGTCCAATATACGTTATCTTGGATCACAGATAGAGTTTACATGGAATGATCATAATGATAAGAAGTATTTCCATGTACTTGATACAGAAACAAGAATGGTTGAGAAGGTATTAAACCCTATCAGGATGTTTGAAATCATTTACTATGATGATGAAGTAACTGATTACTCAGCCTTATCTGTTGATTTCTACAAGGGTAAGTTTATTAAAGTATTTGTTGTGAAAAAGACAGATCCATTTTTGTTTGATATCTTTATTGATAAACTTCTTGATATAGGTGTACACGATCTTAAGATATCAGAGAATTTTGTATCTAATATAGAAGATACCGAAGTGAATGCTAAGGGTATAACTGATACAGGAGATCTATTAAACTCATATATAGATGCACTTGATACACAGCTTGATAAAGAAAGAGTAAAGAATGTAGTACAAAATCTTTATAGAAATGCCCAATCTATGGAGATTCAATAATATGATAACATTTCACACACTTAACTGGCGGAATTTCCTATCTACAGGGAATAATCCAACTAAAATACATCTTGACAAGTCACCATCTACATTAGTAGTAGGTCATAATGGGTCAGGAAAATCTACAATGATAGATGCTCTCTCATTTGCACTATTTGGTAAACCTCATAGATCTATTAAGAAAGCTCAGTTAGTTAATGCTATTAACCAAAAGGATTGTGAAGTTTCTGTTGATTTTACAATAGGCTTAACTAAATACAAGATTATAAGAGGTTTAAAGCCTAACAAGTTTGAGATATATATTGATGATGTAATGGTTAACCAATCTTCTACTGTTAGAGATTACCAGACATACCTTGAACAGAATATTCTTAAACTTAACCATAAGTCATTTCATCAAATTGTTGTACTAGGTGCGTCCTCATTTGTACCTTTTATGCAACTTAACTCTGCGCATAGACGTGAAGTAATAGAAGATGTTCTAGATATACAAGTATTTGGTGTAATGAATAATTTACTTAAAGCTGATATATCTAAAATTAAGGAAGAATTAAGAGATGTTGATTCTTCTATAAGTATAAAGACAAATTCAATTAATATGCAAAAGAAGCATATTAGAGAAATTCAAGTCTTAACAGAATCACATATACACAAGAAACGGAATGAGATAGAATCTATAAATCTTAAAATCTCTAACTTAGAAAAAGAGAATATCACTCTAACTAAGGGATTGGATAGTGATATTAAAGATATATCTAGACAATTGAGTTTAGAGGGTGAGAAGAATGATGAACTCCGTAAGTATGATGTAGGTATCCAATCCGGCATTAAACGTGTTGTTAAGGAGTCCAAGTTCTATGAGGAAAATGATGACTGTCCTATATGTAAGCAAGATATAGATAATGCATTTAAACAATCACAGCTTCAACTTACTAGAGAAAAGGAAAAGAATCTTAAAGAAGGATTAACTGAATGTAAGATAGCTCTTATGGACTCTAATGACAAATATATTATAATAGAGTCTAAGTTAAAGGAATTACACGATAAGCATGCGAAAGTAACACTTAATAATGGAGTTTTAGATTCTTATAGGACATCAAAGGAAAACCTGTTGTCCTCTATATTTGAACTCCAGAATGCAGAAACTCTAGATAATGATGTATCTTTAGCGTCGGCCAATGGTGAATTGAATAGATTAACTAAATCTTTACAGGCCTGCATGACGGATCGTGTGGAATTAGGAGAGAAGAACAACTATAACTCAGTGATATATGAGATATTAAAAGATACTGGTATTAAGACACAGATTATTAGACAATATCTTCCTATGATTAATCAACTGATTAATCAATACCTTCAGATAATGGATTTCTATATATCATTTTACCTAGATGATTCATTTTCTGAGACTATTAAATCGAGACATAGAGATATCTTTTCGTACGATTCATTCTCAGAAGGTGAGAAGATGAAGATAGATCTTGCTATATTGTTTACATGGAGAGAAGTAG